ATCTTGTCGTACTGAGCCTGCCACATAGGCATACGATCGTCGTTTTTCAAAAACGGCATGGCCTGCAGGAGTGATCCGTAGAGCAGGGCCTGGGGGGCATAAATCGTGAACCAATTGGTTTGGTTTGAGGAATCCAAGGGCTGAATCCGCTCGTAATAAAGCACCTCAAAGGTGTAATTTGAGGCAGGGCTTGGGGCGACTAACCAATGGGTATAGTCATAGTCGCAGTAAAACTTAGGCACATCGACTTGGGTGGGGTCCGGCCAGTACTCCCGGAGGTACTCGTACTTCCGAAGCAGGACCGGTCTGCGCTCCCCCGCCACAACCACATTCATAGATACCGTTTTGTGCCATCTAGCGGGCTTATCGATGACTGGCTGGGTGGCTACCATAGTGCTTTGCTGGACCGTCAGATTGCCCAAAAACTTGATTTCTGAGGCAATAACCTGTTCGGCCAACATAATGAAAGTCGGGATCTTCTCTAGGGTGGCCGTGTCCGTCCGCTCAAGATAAGTCGAAATATCATTGACCAAAGAGTCATAGGTCATTACGGCGGCGACTGTCATCACCAACTCCTATATTTGGCGGTTTTCTCAGCAATACTTTTTGGCTGAGAGACAAACTGTTTGCCGGCAGCCTTCCCTTCCCGCTTGGCGCGGGTTGTGGCGGCGTATTCAGCCGAAGAAAGCCCTTGGATGGCCTTTTTGGGCAGATACCGCTCCCCAGTGGCTTTTGGACCTACCGTAGAAGGCTTGCCAGACTTGGTACCCCATTCCTGCTTGCTCCACTGGGAGAGGCTGTTATCGGCCTTTTTTGGCCCTTTATAGCCCCCGCCTGAGGACTTGTACTTTTGGGTGGCCAATTGAGCCTTCCGAGCCGACCACTGACCCGGAGCGCCGCCCTTGCCCGAGGCTTTCACCGAGGCGACGATGCGCTTCCATTTAGAGGGGTCAGATTTAACGGCCGTGCTCATGAAAATGCCCTAGTTCCCTGTTTGTCAATTATCAGCTTTTGGCCTCTAGCCTGCATCTGAGGTGTATTCGGCACCGAGATATGAGTCCAAGAATCAAACTCAAGGATGATTTGGTCAAAAGGCACTTTGGCGGCGATACAAGCCTCCACCACCTCCCGAGGCCGCATACCCGGCACTCGGATGTCTGCAGCACATCCCAAACGATGCTGGGAGGTGTCTTTCGATCCTACGGCGTCATTGACCTTTTTCGACCGAAAAGCCGAATTGATCATGACCGGTTTGCCGCCTACCGCTTTTTTGACTTCTTGGAGGAGCGCGGCCAGACGGCGGAGATTTTCGATTTCAGCTTCGTTAGGAATGTTTTCCCAGCCGTTACGATCCGCTGTTTCAGAGCGAGTAAGTTCTTCATAAGTAAAGTTCTCCGATAGTTTGTCTTGCGGGTTCACTTCTTGTCTTCCTTTTTTGATTTCATGTCCATAATTTTTTCAAGCGTTCTGCCGCCGAAATAAAAGGACATAATCAACATTCCCCACTGACCAAGTAATTCCACATATTTTTCATTGACCTGAAAATTAACTCCCGATCCAACGGCAAAAAAAGAATAAGCAATCAAAATGAATATCAATGTCATTGGCCGGATGTTTTTGGATAACCAAGAATCCGAGGCCATGTCGGCCTCAAGGCGCTTGGTTAACTCCATCTGCTCATTCACATCAGCCTGAAGCTGGGCAAGCTCACCCTTCTGACTAGCTTCCATCAAGGCAAGTTGGGCTTGAGCCTTGGCCGCCGGATCAGGCATGACCTTATCCAGCACTTTCATTCCAACATCAAGTAAAGCGGCTATAGGAAACATAATTACCTCACCGTTTTAATTTCGTTATCGCCTTTACGGACGGTAACCTTTTCTCCGTCCACATCGACTGTCATTGGGTCACGATCAGCCATCCGATCAAGATGCTCAATAAGTTGCTTCATAATCTCAAACTCGGGTTTTTCTTGCTTTGGGGTAGCCCCGGCAATCCCGTTCATCATGGAGATCAGGGCTGTAAGCGAGGCGCCCAGCAGTCCCATTACGGCGGCCATCTTGCCCTCTTCCAACTGAAGGCTAGCCGCCACGCCAATAATTACGATCAGAGTGATGTAAAAAAGGCCGAATCGGCCAATTGACTTTCCTGCGACTTCTTTGGCGGTTTGTTGGGCATTAAGCCTATTTAACTCTGCCTTTATGTCGATTTTGGCTCGTTTTAGCTCTTTGTCTGCAAACATCACCAACTCCATATTCCAAGTGAAAAACTAAGCACAATTACCAACACACCCAAAAAGGCAAAAGTCCACAACCCCATTACCGATCTGCTTTGTTGTTTAGCCTGTCAAATAGTTGTCCAATCATGGACTCAATTTTGTTGAATCCCTGATTCATATCCTGACGCACCTCTTTAAAGGTCTCCCTCATCTCATCTTTTTTGGCATAGATGTCGGGAAGATCTCGTTCAATACGGTGCATATCTCTGCGGAGCTCTTTCACGGCGTCCCAAATTTCTCTAGCAAACCATCCTAGAGCGGCTAAGAGGGAACCCCCGCCGATGTTTATGACGGTTTGCCATTCCATTCAATCGAAACCCCGCAGTGTCTTGGCGAGTCTAGCCCGCTGACCTAACTTACCCGGAGCCTTAGCAGCCTTATTTAGGGTCTTGGCAGGAATCTTTTTGTCGGCAGGAACGCCCAATTGTTTCTTTAAGGCACCCGGTTTAGAAATTGCCTTTTGAATCCACTTGTCCGTGCTTCCGCCCTTTTTAAATACGCCACGGCCCTTCAGAACATCAGCATGGGTTACCTTGCCATCGCCTGTCAGATCAGGAAAGTCTTTAGCCATGATTTACTCCGGTTTAGTAGGCCAAACCACATCTTTTGGGTCGGAAAATGTTTGAGGAATATTTCTCAAAGCTTGCCGATACACCGCCCATTTATCCTTTGTTGCCTGCGGAACATCAGATGCCTGCGTCCAGTCCGACTGGCTTAACAAAGCATTTCGTTGGGCGCGGACAGCGTTCCACTCAGCCTCTATGTTTCTCGGAGGCTTGGTAAATTTATTGTTGGAAAACAAGAATCTTGGACTGATGGCGTTTTGCTCATCATCGTGTTCAGGGCATTGAACCCATCCGTTTTCACTTGCTACTTCAGGCGTGGCTTCTACGATGTTTTCAACAACGCCGTCTTTAATGATTGCGTATCTCATGTCTATTCCTTACCAAGTGTAGACGCGAACTAAACCAGCGCCTCCGGCACCACCTGCGCCTGAATTTGATCCGTTAGTCGAAGCGCCACCACCACCACCACCTCCGGCTGGTTGACCACCTGCGCCACCCGTTCCGCCTGTGCCGCTGTCTTCACCACCTGATCCACCGCCACCACCGCCTTGGCGTCCAGAGCCTGCGGTTCCAGCAGAACCGTTTCCTGAGGAATTAACTGCAGCAGCACCACCGGCTCCACCACCGCCTCGCGCACAACATAATGTTGAAACACTACCTCCACCAGCACCGCCAGCTCGTTTTGCATCAGCACAAGTTATGCCGCCACCAGCACCACCGCCTGGGCCGCCTTGGAATGCTGCTCCACCAGCATTTCCTGGATTACCGATAGTGGTTCTCCCGCCGCTTGCACCACCCCAACCACCGGCTTTAGATCCACCAGTGACAGTAGTACCAAGCGCACCACCAAAATTACCCCAAACACATGAACATGACACAGCTCCTGTGGTTCCTCGCGGATGACCACCACAAGCACCACTAGCTAATGCGCCGCCGCCGTGACCTCCGGCTGTATTACTTTGTCCTCCAACCCCACCGCCAGCACCATAAGCAGTTAATAACGAACCAAAAGTTGTATTACCGCCAGCAGCTCCATTGTTTCCATTTGAAGTATTTACTGTTTGTGCTGCTCCCCCTGCTCCGCCTGCGCCAATCGTTACGGTTACGGTTGCTCCTACACAAGCAGCCTTAAATAATCGTTGAACATACGCACCGCCACCACCACCAGCTCCACCAAACCTATTTCCGCCTCCGGCAAATCTTTGACCAGATCCTCCGCCACCACCCGCTGCCCATGCCTCTACAAGCACAAAGGTTGCGCCAGAGGGCTTGGTATAAGTTCCAGAGGATGTAAATTCTTGGAAGTTAGCACCTGCCGGTGTAGCAAAACTCAGCGTTCCAGATCCGTTGGTCTGAAGCACTTGGCCGCTCGTACCATCGGCTGCTGGCAGGGTGAAGGTCACATTACTGGCAATGCTATCTGCTGCTTTCAGGGCCACATAATTAGAGCCGTTGTCGGTGTCTTCCGGTAATCGAATCTCAGCACCAGCCGTTGAGTTTCCGGTTACGGCCAAAGGCGATGCAATACCTCCGGTAATGCTCACCCCAGAGGATGTCACCGTTAGTTTGGTCGATCCGTTTGCCTGAAGCTCTAACTGACCAGAGGCATCAGCAGTGCTAATTAAACCGCCAGAGCCGGTCGATGATGCGTTAATAATTGATGCCATGTCTTACTCCAATGCTTGGATTTTTGCTGTTAGTGCTGCAAGTTCAGCCATGAGCTGCTCTTTTGTAGGGGCATGAGGAGGCTCTGGGATCGGAGCGGGAGGAGGTGCTGTAAACACTCCATTTGCATAAGTCCATCCCGGGCCTGCGGTTGGACACTCAACCCAACCCTGTTGCGCGGCAAACTCTGCGTCTGCCTCGGCCACATTGATCACAACTCCGTTTTCAATAATTGCGTATCTCATTTGATCACCTACCATGTATAAACACGGACAAGACCTGCACCACCTGCTCCACCAGCACCGGAGTTAGAACCATTAGTTGAGCCACCACCTCCACCGCCACCGCCTGCGGGCTGACCCCCAGCTCCTCCGGTTCCGCCTGTGCCGGAAGTATTCCCTCCAGAACCACCGCCTCCTGCACCTTGTCTTCCAGAACCTGCGGTTCCATTAGACCCATTAGCAGTAGCATTAACTGCGGCTGCACCACCAGCGGCTCCGTTACCGCCTGCTGTAGTAATTCCACCTCCAGAAGAACCTGCTCTAGCACATCCAGCTGCGTTTAGTCCGCCTCCTGAACCGCCTCCGGGACCGCCTTGAAACGAAGATCCTCCCACTTGTGGTGATCCAGTACCGCCATTAGAGCCGCCTCCACCACCACCCCATCCTGACGGTCTGCCAAGACTTGCGGCTTGTCCAAGTCCGCCTCCAAACTGGCCTTGAACCGTGGTAGCGCCGCACTGTCTTGAAAATGGATCTCCTCCATTAGCAGTTGTAGCAGCAGTTAATACACCACCACCACCTCCTCCTGAATTTGCCCCAGCCGTTCCAGCACCACCCCGACCACCACCAAATGCAGTTAGCCAACTTCCAAAAGTTGTATCACCGCCAGCGGTTGCCGCACAACCAGCGCTGCAATTTACTGTGG